TTTATGGTTAAGGCAACATTACATTTACAAAGATATTCAAGACAAAATCTTTTTAAAATCCTCGGAAATTAATAATATCATTAAAGAGCAGTCAAAACCTTTTGCAGAAGAGGAGTTAATAGCAAAAGCAATAGAGTATAATTCATTCTTGCATAATTATTCGATTCCAGAAGTTGAGAGATGTACATTAATAAGTGCTGTTTTAATAGCGTTGCAAAATAAGCCATTTTTGAATAGTTATAAAGACCATATTTCAAATAAAGAATTAATAACCGCACTTTTATTAGCTTGTGAAAGTGTATTAAAGCAAAATGCTTTAGATACAGAAAAAAGGCAAGTTATAATAACAGAATACTCAAAATTCAAAAATAATAACGATTTTAATTCTGATAAAATTCGTAATAAAAAAACAAAGAAAGATGAAGTCAATACTCTTTTAAAAGACTTTATCTCATCTATTAATCAAGACATTTTACCACATATAAACGAAAATGAGTTTGATGTGTTAGGTAAATTCTACACTCAATTCATAAGATATGCAGGGAGTGATAAAAAAACAGGGCTTGTATTAACACCAACACATATAACGGATTTTTTCTGTGATATAGCTGAATTGAGCGTAGATGATATTGTTTTTGACCCCTGTTGCGGAACTGCTGGCTTTTTAGTATCTGCAATGAATTACATGTTAAAAAAAGCTGGAAATGATACAAAAAAGCAAAAAGCGATAAAATCAAATCAGTTAATTGGAATTGAAAAGAGATCTGATATGTTCTCGCATGCTTGCTCAAATATGATGATGCGAGGTGATGGAAAAAGCCACATCCTTTACGGAAATTGTTTTGACGAAAAAAATAAGGATATAATTAAATTATACAACCCAACAAAAGCTTTTTTAAATCCGCCTTATCAAGATGGAAATGCGGAGGAGCAGTTGGAGTTTATAGAAAATACCCTTGAATGTCTTGTAAAAGATGGTACTTGTATTGCAATTTGTCAGATGTCAACAGTCGTTTCCGATGATAAAAAAGTTTTAGAAGTAAAAAAAAGGCTTTTAGAAAAACATACACTAAAAGCGGTTTTTTCAATGCCAAATAGTTTATTTCACCCAGTTGGCGTAAATACTTGTATTATAGTTTTTAAAGCTCACAATGCACATTCAAGTAATAAAAAAACGTTCTTTGGTTATTTCAAAGATGATGGATTTATAAAGCAAAAAAATAATGGTAGAATTGATAAAGAGTTAAAGTGGGATGATATAAAAATAAAATGGTTAAAAGCTTTTATTAATAAAGAAGCTATTGCAGGTTTAAGTGTAACTCAAATAGTAAATGAAAAAATGGAATGGTGTGCTGAAGCTTACATGAAAACAGATTACTCAAGACTTACAGAGGAAGATTTTATAAAAAGTATAAGTGAATATGTAGCTTTTAAGGTAAAGTATGATCAATTTGGTTAAACTAACCGAGTATTTTGAGATATATTCTGGGATTGAAAAAAATAAAGTATTACATTCAGATCTTAAAATAAACCAAAATTATATACCATATATTAGACCTTCAAATGAATATAACGGAACTTTTAATGGTTTTGTAGATAAGATATTATGTAATAAGTCAAAAATTTATCCTAAAGAAACGATTTTCTATGGAAATACAGGGGAAGGTAGTCATACTTTTGCTTATGTTTCGCAAAGCGAATTTGTACCTAATAATAATGTATCTGTGTTAATAGAAAAGATAGATTTATTATTAGAAGAAAAGTTATTTTACGCAAAGTGTATAACAAGTAATAGATATAGTTTTTCTTATGGTAGGATTCCAAATGTCAATCGTATGAGAAATCTTTTGATACCCAGTAAGAACTCAATTCCTGATTTTGTATATCAACAAAAAATTAAAAATATTTCTAAACATGCTTTATGCGATGATAAAATTGAGTTAAACAAAGAAATATGGAAAGAATTTAAACTTGATATTTTATTTAATATTTCAGGTACTACAACCACAAAATTAAAATTCTTAGAAGAAAGTGGCAAAGGAGAATATCCGTATATTACGACTAAAGCTAAAGATAATGGTTGCGATGGTTTTTATAATCATAAAACAGAAAGTGGTAACGTTATTACAATAGATTCTGCTGTAATTGGTTACGTAAGTTATCAATTTAAGGATTTTTCAGCAAGCGATCATGTCGAAAAACTGGTGTTAATATATCCTTTAAATAAATATATAGCAATGTTTTTAACTACAATTTTAAATATGGAACAGTATCGTTTTCATTATGGAAGAAAAGCATCGCAAGATCGATTAAAAAATTTAAAAATCAAACTCCCTGTAACCAAACACGGACAACCAGATTGGCAACTTATAGAAAATTATATTAAATCCTTACCTTATAGCAGTTCGCTATAATTAGTTGAACGTCATGGGATGATTGCGTATTTTTATTATCAATTTTAATAACTTTCGCTTTTTATCTCTGTAAATTTCATTTCAAGGTTAACAATAATTTTTCTAAGTGTATCCTCATAGTTACTTTTTACCCATTGCTGAGTAAATGAGTTCGGTGCTTTTAACTCAATAGTTCTATTCTGCTCATCAATAACGGGGGCTAACTTGCTAAACCAGTTATTGTAAATATGAATACCGTATTTTTCTATTAGCTTGCGGCAAATATCTCCCCAGATGTCTTGTTGCAATGTCGGTATGATAGGAGTTCGTTTTGTCCACACTTCGTTTTGTCCGTTTATTTGCCGACAAGCATTTTCTACTAAATACTCCACGCTTTCTATCTCAAGTTCAGGACTTGAATATATGGACTGAACCTGAGTTAAAATAACGTTCTGCTCATGCTCGCTCAACTCGCACTCGGCTCTTAGGTAAATTCTTGCAGTACTGCCTACAACTTCAAAATCCTTAATGTTTGACAGTAGCTCGTAGCTTCTTAGTGGTTCAAGGACGTTAGCAATCCTTGCTTTTAGTTGATTCTCGGGGCAAACATGGGTAATCGCCTTCTGTTCCACTTCGGCTAGGTATTGCTCTATCTGCTTTGTTTTGGTTATTTCCCTTTGTGTTATTGGCGTAATGTTTTCTTTTATGTAAAAATTATCATTGCCAGTTTTGACAGCGTCCCGCATCTCAAATCGCAGACACTTACCGAAATACACCAGAAATTGAGCTTTCGAGCAAAACCTGTTATCCAGTCGCTTGGACATATCAAGGAGTATCTCATTCATCGCATTTAGGCTAAAGTCTCGACCTGAAAGGCTTTGTAACCGACTAGCATCCTCTTTGGTTAACGGATAATGGTGCTTTAGGTCTTGTGGCTCTTTGTACTGTTTAAAATGGTAAACTCTTGCCTTACGTTCGGAATTGGTTGGCTTTTTCCTCTCGTTAGCAAGTCGCTTTTTAAGCTTAGCAGGTTTAACTGACTCTTCTGAGAATTGGACTATTTTTGGAGTGATATTTTCTTCAGTTCTCACTCCTTGCAAATTTTGCAAAAAATTAGATTCGTGCGTATGCACATTAGATCTAATATCTTCAATATATTTATTTTCTATTAGAGAATCAAAACTGGCTTGATAGCTAGTGTTTAAGGATTCTTCTCGTTCAATAAATTGTGCGATAGAATTCTCTTCTTGGGGTACTATTTCCTGTTTGTAATACGCAAATTCGTAACTATAGCGATGCTTTTTACCATCAACAGTAATAGAATTATGGTAAGTAATATCTAGGACAGTTTCTAATTGCTTTATGATATTTCTATTTTGTCCTCTTTCGCACTGCGTAATTGTGGAGATATATTTGTGATTCAGAAATACACTCTCGCCTTTTTCTAGTTTCTGTATTACAGGCGCTAGAATAGCTTTAGCATCTTTACTAAGGTTTCTAGCTTTTTCTCGACAGAAATTAGTTTGGTTAGCTCTTTTTATCTTATCCCAATCAATATAACTCTTACGATAGCGGGCTTTCTCTTTTTTAAATGAGTAGAGTTTGCCCAGCTGGTCTTGGTTATTTGGAGCTTCCTGCTCCTGTTTTTGTGCTAAAATAGCCATTTTCTTTATTGTTAGTTAGTTTAAATTCAAAACTTTTTGACCTAACCAACGACAAACGGCTTGACTAATAGATAATACTCTATTATCCTAAGACCAATCGTTGCTGGTTTAGTTGTTATTAGTTAAAAAAGCACGGTTGACGTATCGTTAGATACATCTGAGTGTTTAGAAAAGTTTTATAAAAGACCGCCAAGAATTTTAATAAAAGACTTTTCTCTGTGTGTTTTGTTATTCTATAATTTTCCTTTTAAAAGATACCTCCAATAAACTTAATTTATCAAAATTCTCATCCGAGAATATAATCACAATATTATCCTAAAACTTAAAATCAAGCTTTACAAGGGTAGCCTAATGGTTACTGAAGAGATTGTCAATTTACTTTTTTGATTTATATTTTTATGACTTGGGGAAAATAATTTTATGAGCGAATTATTTAACGCTATAGACACTACTGGTCTTTTATCTAAGAGTCAGAAAACAATAATTAAATACATCCTTTCTTTTGATTCAAGTAAGGGGTTAACTGCTAATTCAATCCAGAATTACACAAAATCGTCAAAACAAGCAGTTAATACTAACCTTAACCTTCTTATTAAGAGAGGTTTTTTGTACCGAAAAAAAGACAGAATTTATTTGTATTATTGTAATGACAAAAAAATACAAGAGATAGTAGAAGAGTATAAGCAATCTTTAAAATAAGACTTTTTATATAACTTTTTTATTGACTTCTATTTTTTCTACTATATACTTATCTTAAGTAAGGCATAAAAAAACGCCTTAAGGCTCACAGCTTAAGACGTTTTTATGTAATACTTGTTGAGAATATTTTAACCTTCAAAAATCTAAATATTCTCAACTTTATCAACTCAACCTTTAACAGGAGAATTATATGCATAATAGCAACAATTCCGCCTTAAGTAAAGATACAATCTTTGGGGCATCAAATCACACCAATATTAATTTCACATTAAACAATTCATCAGTTCTAGAGGAAATCAGCGTTTCTAAGGCTAAAGAAGCGTTAAAGAAAATGCTACTACCTACAAAAGAAGCGGTACAAGTATTTTCTAATCTTGAGCAATTAAGAGAAGCGGTAAAACTTAACAATGAGCGTCAAGCCACCGAATTACCTGAGAATATAAAGGAAACTCCTAAGTTTCATGAAGTTAAAAGCGAGAGTGTAGAGCTATCTGATTCTGCTAAGGAAACTTTTGCAAGGATCGGAGCAAGGGCAAGAGAAGCTTTCATAGAAGATCAGATAGAGCGGGCTATTGCTTATAATATCCCTTATGAGCGTTATAGTGATGATTACTATAGGCTTATGCAGGATATTGACCAGTATGAGTTTCTACTTGAGAAAGCTGAAGACCTTGGAATTTATTTTGATACTAGCGAATATGACCCTGTGGCTTTAGAGCAAGAAATCGAAGCCTACAGAGAAAGTGAAAGAAGAAGTAATAACCTGATGCATAGCGATTACTTTTATTCTGGGAGGGTAGCCCTATGACCCAGCAGAATAAAGGTACAAAAGGAAAGCAGAAGTTCAAGGCAATATTTAGCCATTACGTTGCTGTTAAATACGAGCCTCATTATGTTTTTACTACTGAGAAGGCACTTTTAGTTAAATGTAACGATTACCCCGACATGATCGGGGAATTGAATGCATATGAGAGAGTAAGCCTTACTGCTGAAATTCAGGAAACGTGCAAAGCCGGCGTGATACTAAAGAACGTAGAATGGAGGCCGGCAAATGAGTAATAAAGAACAATGGCTTTTAGAGCGTAAAGTTTATTTGGGTGGGTCTGAAATTGCCCCTATCATGGGGTTGTCTCCATGGTGTACGCCTTTAGATGTCTACAGAGACAAGATGAACCCTGCTGTTATTTATGAGGAGGAAAGCGAAGATTTAAAACGAGGTGTTAGAGTTGAGAAGTATATATTGCAGGAATACAGCGAAGTAAATAACTGCTCCCTTAAAACTAACCTACCGCCTTTTATCCATCCAGAATATCCGTTTATGCGGGGTAATATAGATGCCAAAGTTGTCGGTGAAAATGTAATAGTTGAGGCTAAGTCTACGAAATGCCCGATTGCCAAGTGGGAAGAGGGAATACCCGAGTATTATAGAACACAGGTTGCATATTACGCTATGCTATCAAATGCCGATAGGGTAGACGTTCCCGTGTTATTCAGTAATTGGCAATATGCCTGTTTTACTTACTGGCGGGACTATGAATATGAGGCTCGTATAAAAGAAGCCGTTATAGATTTCTGGAACAATCACATTGTAGCAGGTATTCCGCCTGAGCCGTCAACCCCTGCTGAGTTATATGAAGTTTATCCTAAGTTAGAGACTGCCAAAACAATCAAAGCTGATAGTGATATTAGGGAAAAGATTAACATATGGCAGGAAACTGCAATGAAACGTAAAGAACTTGAGAAACGAGAAGAAAAGCTAAAAATTGAAATCCAAAGTTTTATGGGGGATGCAGGTATTCTTGATGCGGGGTTCTGCAAAGTAGCCTTAAAAGAGCGAACTGCTACCAGACTTGATACCGGTGCATTAAAAGAAGCGATGCCCCAGCTTTACAAGGAATACTCAAACGATAATACATATAGAATTCTGCAAATTATAGGAGGGTAAGAAATGAGTGCAACTATGCCAAACGGAAGTTATCAAAGCGAGGAATTACATCAATCGGCAATATCGGTTTATGAAGTAGAAACACCACAAAACCAAAATAACGCTCATAGAGAGGTAAAAACCGACAATATAGGTAATCATGGCTTAAATAACGACTCTAATGCTGCGGGAGCTTCTATAGAGGTTATAGAGCAGGATAAAGTCGCAACAATAGTACCGAAACCAAAAGATGGAATATATGAGCTATGTAGTGCAAGAAAGGACAAGTTATTACCGTTTTTAAATAACAATACACTGCTGTTTGAAAAGCTTGCTAGGTCTTTTGCATGGGAAATCAATACCAATGATAAGCTTAGGATATGCAGTCAGTTATCGATAGTAAATGCCTTTTATAAATGCTGTGAGTACGGACTAGACCCTGCCTCATCACTTGGACAAGCTTGGCTTATTCCTTATAAGTCAACAATTGACTTGCAAATCGGCTATAGAGGATGGCTTAAACTGCTCTTCAATAATCCGCTCGTGTCTAACGTTTACTCTTACGGGGTTTATAAGGATGACCTCTTTGAGTACGAACTTGGGATGAATCCTAATATTAAGCATATTCCCTCTAAAGAAAAGCAACATAAGGATAACCTGATAGCGACTTACGGAGTAGTAAAGCTTAAATCAGGTGAGGCACAAATAAAGGTGTGTTTTAGGGATGAGATTAACGAGAGTATGGAATCTTCCCGTAGTTCGCATAAGCCCGACTCGCCATGGGTAACACACTTTGAAGCGATGGCGTTAGTCGTGCCTATTCGAAAATTGGGAAAGAACTTAGGATTACCTCTCAAGATAGAGGATTATGACGAAGGTGTAAATTACGAAATAAAAAATAATTTATAAATAATTAAAAAACAGGGAATATCCCGTATGAAAAACAATAAATACAAATATCAGATATTGTTTATAATCTCTACTTTAATTATAATGGGGGTTAACAGTGTGGTATTTGCTAATCCGCAAATTGCCAACATCAGTTACTGGTATGGGGATGATGACATTAGAGCAGTCATTAAAAGCCGTCTTGGTGATAGTGTATATATTGCCCCTGCAGTACCAAATAATGCTGAATTAATTAGGGACGTAGCTGCTGCTGCTTTGACCGAGGCACAAGCAGGAAAACCTGCTCTGATACCGGTAAATCTGAATAATAATCACTGGACGGGAATTGCCATCAGGATGAAAGCTGACGGTAGTATTATCGTATTTTATAACGATTCTTTCGGCACTCCTGTTGGTGGCGTAAGTAGTGAAAGCGGCCAGTATATTGATGCCATAAGGAAGATACTACCTATGGCCGAAATTGTTGATCTGCAAGTCCATCAACAGAACGACGGATCGAGTTGCGGTGCATTTACGGCCGAGAATCTGATAGCCTTAGCGGGTTTAAGTCAGGTAAACCTAACCCCTGAAGCAGCAAGAGGTTTACTTGCTAATATTAATGACGCAAGAACCATTCGTATTTTGCAGCTTGGAAGCCTCGAGGCAAAAATAATAGCAGCTA